AAAAAGAATTATACTCTCAATCACCTAATCGAAAGAATTAAAACTTACAACGAAGAAAAGTTTAATTATGACATTATAACAATTCAAATAAGGAGTAACGATAATGATGGAAGAAGATTTCTATGCGACACTTAAATTAAAATCAGGAGAAGAGATATTTGCAAAGGTATGTGCCTCTGAAGAAGAGGACAGAACCTTCTTGCTTTTATCTAATCCAATTCAAGTAAGTGAAGTCACAAGTCGTCGTGGTATTCAAGGATACAAGGTAGAACCTTGGTTGAAGACTACCACAGATGATATGTTCGTTTTAAATATAGATGATGTTATGACAATGAGTGAATCATCTGATATTGATATGATTATGATGTACCAATCATTCATCAGTGAAGGATCAGATTATCATGATCCAAGAGGATCATCAACTCTTAAAAACAATAAGGTCAATAGAGAAATGGGTTACATCTCCACTGTCAAAGATGCTAAGGAGATCCTAGAGAAGATCTATAACCAGTCTTAATAAAGCCTATACCCTTCTCTTCAACCCGGACAAAGGTATTCTATCTGCAATTAGAGACCTTGTCAAGCAAATGTCCATGTGCTACAATATTTAAAAATCAACATAGATTTAAAAATGATCTCAACTACTCGTAGAAAAAGATCAGAGCATTATGTTAATAATAAAGATTTTTTAATTGCACTTGTTGAATACCGTGCTGCTGTTAAGAAAGCTGCTCTGAAAGAAAACCCAGAGATTACGGACGAAGAACTCCGTAAATGGAAGAGTCCTAACAAACCTCCCATCCCACGATACATTGGGGAGTGTTTCCTAAAGATTGCAAACCACTTGTCTTATAAACCAAACTTTGTGAATTATATCTTTAAGGAAGATATGATCTCTGATGGTATTGAAAACTGTGTCCAGTATATTCATAACTTCAATCCAGAGAAGTCACAGAACCCGTTTGCATATTTTACACAAATCATTCACTACGCATTCCTACGTCGTATTCAGAAGGAAAAGCGTCAGTTAGAAATTAAGAACAAGATTATTGAGAAGTCTGGATACTCTGAAGTATTCGACGACAGTAACACACTTGGCGATAGTAACTATTCAGACTATAATAGCATCAAGGATGCCGTACATAGCAAGTTGCGAAACTGATGAAGGTTGCTATTATTACTGATCAGCACTTCGGTGCTCGGAAGAATTCAAAACTCTTCCATGATTATTTTTTGAAGTTTTACCAAGAAGTCTTCTTCCCATATCTAGAAGAGCACGGTATTAAAACTGTGATCGATATGGGGGATACGTTTGATAGTCGTAAAGGTATTGACTTTTCTGCTCTGACATGGGCAAAGAACAATTACTATGATCGACTAGAAGAAATGGGTTGCACCGTTCATACTATTGTGGGCAACCATACTGCATACTATAAAAACACTAATGATGTGAATGCAGTAGATCTACTTCTACGAGAATATGGAAATGTGATTACATATTCTGAGGCAACAGAAGTCAAGTTAGATAACCTTGACGTACTTTTTATACCATGGATTAATCAAGAAAATGAAGAAACTACTCTCAAGAAAATTAAAAGTAGCGTTTGCAACTGCGCGATGGGGCACCTTGAACTCCGAGGATTTAAAGTTAATAAACAAGTCGTCATGGAGCATGGTCTTTCAAGCGAACTATTTGAGGGTTACTCCACTGTCTTCTCCGGTCACTATCACACTCGATCAACTGATGGTACAGTCCATTACCTCGGGAACCCCTACGAAATGTTCGCAAACGATGTCGGTGATCGGAGAGGATTCACCATCTTTGATACAGAGACTCAAGAATTTTTTCCTGTAGATAATCCCTATAGACTGTTCTATAATGTCTATTATGAAGACACTCCCGCACAGACATTTGATACAAGAGAACTTGAGAATAAAATTGTCAAGGTCATTGTAAGAAAGAAAACCAATCTCAAACAATTTGAGAAGTTCATTGATAAATTACATGCATCAGATGTAGCAGAACTCAAGATTGTAGAAAGTTTTGTTGAAGAAGGCGTAGAAAACTTTGAGGCATTTGAATCAGAGGATACACTTTCTATCCTGAATAGATATATTGAGGAGGCAGAAATTAGTCTAGATAAATCAAAGATTCAGCGTATGATGCAAGAAATTTATCAAGAAGCCTGTGAGTTAATATAATGTATATTATCACAGTACATGGCAAAGAAAGAGAAGGAGCATACTCTGTTTTAGATGATGAAGGAGATCAAGTCCTTTATATGTTTGAAGAGGAAGATGATGCCATTAGATATGCTATGATGCTGGAAGATGATGGGTACCCTGAAATGCATGTCATCGAAGTTGAAGATGACATAATGATTAAGACCTGCAAAATGCACGACCATAAGTATTTTGTAATCACGTCCAATGATATTGTAATACCGCCCCAAACTGATCATGATTTTGTTTAAGACCATTAGATGGAAAAACCTTTTAAGTACTGGAAATCAATTTACTGAAGTCGATTTTACTGAGAGTTCTACTAATCTGATTATCGGATCTAATGGTGCAGGAAAGAGTACAATATTAGATGCTCTATGCTTTTCTCTATTTGGAAAACCATTCCGTAAAATCAACAAACCTCAACTACTCAATTCCGTGAATGAAAAGGATTGTGTAGTTGAGGTTGAGTTTTCTATTGGAAAGACTGAATGGAAAGTTGTCCGTGGTATTAAACCCAATGTCTTTCAGATCTATCGCAATGATACTGCTTTAGACCAGAATGCATCTGTTGTTGATCAGCAGAAGTGGTTGGAACAGAATGTAATCAAAATGAATTACAAGTCATTCACACAGATTGTGATTTTGGGTAGTAGTTCATTTGTTCCTTTTATGCAACTGTCTGCTGCAAACCGTAGAGAAGTGATTGAAGATTTGTTAGATATCAAAATCTTTTCTTCAATGAACAATTTAATTAAGGATAAAATTCGTACATCAAGGGAGAGTACTAAACTTCTTGCACTCAAGAAGGACAACCTTCTTGATAAGGTGAAGATGCAAGAAGACTTTATTGATGAACTTAAGAACAGGGGTAATGATCAGATTGAAAACAACCGCTCTAAAGTTTCAAAACTAGAAGAATATATTGCTGCTAATGATGAGCAGAGTGAGGATCTGCAGAAAGAAGTTGATCAACTGAATGTAGAGATGGAGAAAGTCTCTGAGTCAAAAGAAAGTGACTTCATTGCAGTCAAAGCAAAACTTTCACAGAAAGCATCAACTCTTGCTAAGACACATAAGTTCTTTACAGACAATAAGGTTTGCCCTACCTGCACTCAACCTATAGAGGAAGACCTCAGACTAAATAAGATTAGTACAATACAGGAGCAGGTTAATGACCTCAAGTCAGGACTGGAGGAAGTATCTAGCAGAATTAGCGAAGAAACCAAGAAAAGTCAAGAGTTCGTCCGACTCTCTAAAGAATCTTCGAAATTAATTAATGCGATTAACCAAAACAACACCAAAGTCAGAGAGTATCGACGCCAAATCAAAGATCTGGAATCGGAAATTCAAAGACTTACCACTAACCTTGCAAACCAAAATATTGAACATGAAAAGTTAGAAGAGTTCAACAGATCTCTTCAAGATGTATATGAAGAGATCTCAGCAATTAAAGAAACAGTTGCCTACTACGATTTCACATATAGTCTTCTCAAGGATGGTGGGGTGAAAACAAAGATTGTCAAGAAGTATCTTCCTCTGATCAATCAACAGGTTAATCGTTATCTACAACTTATGGACTTCTATATTAACTTCTCTCTTGATGAGGAGTTTAATGAGACAGTTCAATCACCTATTCACGAAGACTTCTCCTATGCTTCCTTTAGTGAAGGAGAGAAGATGCGTATCGACCTAGCACTACTCTTTACTTGGAGAGAAGTTGCGAGAATGAAGAACTCTGTCAATACAAATCTTTTGATTATGGATGAAGTATTTGACAGTTCCCTGGACGGGTTTGGAACAGATGAGTTCTTAAAAATTATTCGATTTGTCATTAAGGATGCTAATGTATTTGTGATTTCTCATAAGACTGGACTTGAGGATAAATTTGAAAATGTAATGCGTTTTGAAAAGGTAAAGGGGTTCTCTCGTTTAGTTTCTTGAAGAAGCGTATCTTTTATGTAAATTGTAACGAGAACTACATTAAGTTAGCATACGCTGACTAGATAGTATAGAATTAGGAAAAACCAAATGTAACCAAATTATTCTTCATTATGACTTAAACATTATGAAGATAAAAATGTAAAACATTATGGTACACCATGCACAATATACTTTCACATAATCAATTAGCGGGTTGGAAACAAAGTATTGAACGATTGACTCATACCTTGGATCGAACAATGGATGAATCTGATCAACTAAATGATTACTATCATTGTCTAATAGAGTGCAATGACGATCAGGCGACATGCAAACGAATCTGTAGGAGCATTCTTTCATAACCAATCATAATCACAATAGACACTTTAGGAACTGTCACTAAGGGCCCTCTGCTTCGGCAGGGGGTTTAGTATTATAAGGACATCCAAGACAAACCGACCGATGGCAGTCAAGCACGAAATCAAATCCCAACTTGCCAAACTCCTTGCGACAGAAGACCTTATCGTTGAGCACAAGCGGTGTGAGACTGCTCAGTTCAACGTCCATACCCGTGTGCTGACTCTCCCTATGTGGGAACGTGCTTCCGATGGTGTCTATGATATGCTCGTCGGTCATGAAGTCGGACACGCACTCTTCACTCCTGATGAAGACTGGCAGAAGGAGCATAAGGTTCCCCATCAGTATGTGAATATCATTGAGGATATTCGTATCGAGAAACTGATGAAGCGTAAGTATGCTGGACTTACCAAGACTTTCTTTAAAGGATATCAAGAATTGTCTGCAGCGGATTTCTTCGGACTGGAAGAAGAAGATGTAAGTGAATTCACTCTTGCTGACCGTATCAATCTGTACGCAAAGATTGGTCACTTTGTTGAAATTGAATTCACTGCAGAGGAGCGAGAACTCTTGGCACTGTGTGAATCTTGTGCCACGTTCGGTGATGTTCTTCTTGCTGCAGAAGAACTGCACAAGTATTGTAAGGATAAGCATCAGGAAACCAATCAAGTTCCTATGCCCACTTCTGAGGGTGAAGGTCAATCTGATCGCGAGATGACTCATGAAGAGATGCTTGATGAAGCACAGAATCGTGAGGAAGAACTTGATCAACCTGGTGATGAGTCTGACTCGGATGTATCCACAGACACTCAGAGTAAGTCCATCAACCAAAACAATCCTGAAGGTGGTAAGACCAATGAAGAACCTGAGATCAAAACTGTAGATCAACTGGCAGAAAAGATTCGTGACCTTGCTAGTCGGGGTGGTAGGGAGAACTCTTATGTTCAGATTCCTGATGTAAATATGAATCGGGTTATTGTCAGCAACTCTGATGTTCATGAACATGCGGATTACTGGTTCAAGCGTTTCCAGGATCAAAATGATCTGACTGATGATAGTGGATTCAATCTCTACGCAAAGATTGACGAACAATTCCTTGACTTCAAGAAGTCCGCACAGAAAGAAGTCAATTATCTTGTAAAAGAGTTTGAGTGTAAGAAGTCTGCCGATCAGTATGCTCGCGCATCAACTGCTCGCACTGGTGTTCTTGACTGCACCAAACTGCATACTTACAAGTACAATGAAGATCTGTTCCGCAAGGTAACTGTTCTTCCTGATGGCAAGAATCATGGTCTGGTCTTTATTCTTGATTGGTCCGGATCTATGGGTACGGTTCTTCTTGATACTCTCAAGCAACTGTATAACCTGATTTGGTTCTGCAAGAAAGTGAATATTCCTTTTGATGTGTATGCTTTCACTAATGAGTGGAACAAACCTCAGTATGATCCTGCTATTGGTCGTTACACTGAGGTTGATTTGTCTCCTCTTCACGAACCCGTTGAAGGTGATCTTATTGTTGATTCAGATTTTACTCTTCTGAATCTTTTCACTAGCAGCACTAATGGTAAGATTCTTGAGAAGCAGTTGATTAACATCTGGCGAGTTGCAGCATATTACAGCAATCGTTATGTTGGATATGATATTCCTACTCACCTGTGTCTCTCTGGAACTCCTCTAAATGAGAGTCTTGTCTGTCTGCATAAGATTCTTCCTGAGTTTCAGCGTAAGCACAAAGTTCAGAAAATCCAGACTGTTATTCTGACTGATGGCGAAGCACCTAACCTTTCTTATTACAGGGAAGATACTTATA